ATGATTGAAATTTTTTCTATTTTTTCTTATAATTCTGTAGCCATTTATGTAGCCAAAGTAAAAAAGCTAATTCTGGCTACAAAAATACTAAAAAAAGGTTTTTTTAATGCTAACTCAAAAAGATATAGACAATTTAGAAATAAAAGATAAAAGGTATATGATTAGCGTAGGAGAACCAAAAGAATTATATGTCCGAGTTAATCCAACGGGTAAAAAAGTTTTTTATTTAAGAGCTTCAAAATTTAAAAATTTTATAACAATAGGGGAATGCCAAAAAGGTGTTTTAAATGTTACAAATGCAAGAGAAAAAGCAAAAGATCTTTTAAAATCAATGTATGATGGAAAATTTATCGGCAAAAATGATAAGGTTATGACACTTGAAAAAGCAAATTTTCTTTATGTTGATATAAAATCTAAAAAATTAAATTCAGCTACAATTAAAAAAGAACAGTCAATTTTTAAAAAATATATTATTCCAACTTTGGGACAAAAAGATATAAATGAATTGAAAAAAGATGATTTTTTACCTATTTATGATTTAATGCAGAAAAAAGGAATATACGAAACAATAAATAAAAATATATCTTTGCTATGTAGGATATTTGAGATTAGTAGACAAAGAGGTGACTTAAAAACAGATATAATACTTCAATTGAAAGATTTAAAGAAATTTTACAATGAAGCAAATCACAATAAAGTTAAACATTTTAAAGCTATAGTAGAAGAACAAGAAATAAGAAATATGTTAGAATGTATGAAAGAATATAAAAATCATCCACGGACAAATACAACTATAATTAATGCAATTTATTTTACGCTTTTGACAGCACAAAGAAGTAAAAATATTCGATTTGCTAAATGGAGTGATATTGACTTTGAAAACAATCTTTGGATTATAAAAGCAGATGAAATGAAAGTAAGATCTAATGGTGATAATATTATCCCTTTAAATAAATATGCTTTAAAGATACTAGATATGCAAAGAATTTTAAATGGAGATAAAAAGTATATTTTCGCTAATAATAATGGAACTATTAGCGAGAATTTTGCTGTAAGATTTTTTAAATTTTATAATTTAGAGCACACTATACATGGATATCGTTCTACTTTTAGAAGTGTTTATACTAATAAAAGCAATGAGTTAATTCAGCAAGGTATTAGTAAAGATATAGCAGAAATGATATTACATCATATAAGCGGTAATGAAATAGAAAGGGCTTACAACAGAGCCAAGGCAATTGATTTAAGAGTAAAACTTATGCAATGGTATGGAAATTACTTAAACTCTCTTTGTGAGTTTTGCTTTTAATGTCTTTTAGCTTTAAGCCATTTTTCTATTTCTTTTATTTCATATCTTATGGATTTTCCTATGCGAATGTAAGGTATTTTACCATCTTGTCTTAACTTAAATAATGATGTTATACTAACTCCTAAATATTCGCTCAATTCTTTTTCTCTAAAATATTTTTTAACCATTTTCAACTCCTAATCTTTTATCTATAATTTCAAAAATAGTATCCTTGTAATAATTCCAAAGCCATTTCTGTTCTTCATCTTCTAAATCATCAACGCTTAAATTACGCCATTCTTTTATTGTTTTAGTATCACAACCTAAATTCATCATAGTTTTTGTAAAAGTCATAACATAGGTATCCAAGACAACGCTAAAGATATTTTTCATATCTCCTATACAATCCCTAAGATCTACATTTTCAAATATACAATTTTCAAATTCTGTTCTTAGAAAATTACAAAAATGAAAACTTGCTCCACTGAAATCACAATCTATAAAAGATGCATTCTTGCTTGAAATATCATTTAAATTAGCGTTTTTAAAACTAGCACCATTTATAAATGCATTATTAAAATCTAATTCACTTAAATTTATATTTTCCAAGTTTGCATTATTTAAAGAAATCCCTTCTAAAATACAACACTCAACTAATTCTTTTTCGCTTTTCCTATCATTTTCGATAATGATAGTTTCATCAAGTCTTTTTAAAATTCCCATTTTAACTCCTTAATTCTTTTTTTCTAAAAGCTCAACTTGTGCTTTTTGATATTTATAGTTAAAAAACATCAGAATGAAAAATAATACAAAAAGTAAAACTAAGATGATATTTAACATTTTTATAACCGGCAACTTTTATAATCAGCTTTATAGATTTTTTTTAACTTTATAATCTATCTGTAAATTAGTTTCTATTTCTTTACAAGTTATAAACCAGAAGTTTTTATCTTCTTGTGTTAATTTATAAATAATTGAATTTCCTAAAAACCCAAAATCTTTAGATACATTGCTAAGAGCTTCATCTTTGCTGAAAGCACATATTGTATCTACAAACTTCTTTAATCTCTCATCATAAAATCCTGTACGACTTTCAATCTCTTTAATTTTTTCTAGCATACATTTATAGAAGTCAAAACCTAAGTTTTTACAAAGATATTGACAATAAGATATAATTCTAGGTATAGATGTTTTTACATGCAATTTTTTAATTACTTTGCAACAAACTTCACTAATCTCATCAGTAAGGTTATATATTTCTATATTTTCATTATTACTACAAAATTCGCAGTAATAATCAAAATCTATAATATCAAAAGCGTTAAAACAAAACACTGCTATGTCACAAAGTGCTTCAACTCTTTCTAAATCATCTTTTGCTCTAAAATACTCGCTTGCTTTTTCAAAAACATTACCTAAAAAATCTTTTCTTTGATTTTCATAGGTTAAATGTCTTTCTTGTCTCCATTGTTTCAATCTTTCTTTAATTTCATTAAATTGAATTTCTGTCATCTTTTTTAATCCTTTGCTATCTTTTTAACTTCTTTTGTGGTATAAATCTCATTTAAAGCATGCAAGATATTAGCTTCTTTTAGTATTTTTATAAAGTTGATATCATCATTATCAAGTTTTGCTTTAAAAGCTAATTTTGAGTTTAAAGATCTTATGTTTTGATAACCATATCTATAAATTTGCATTAAAAAATATCTTCTTTCGATATCTTCGCATTGCAATAATTCTAATTCTATAAAATCTTGGAATATCTCGGCGTTTTCTATGTGATATTCTTTAGAGCTTGAGCCTTTTTCGGCTTTATAAAGCTCTTTTTTGTAATCATAAGCTTTTTTAAGCTTGTCAACTAATTTCATTTTTAACTCCTTAATATTTTTTTCCATTTTTCTTCGTATTTTTCATAATTTTGCCAATACTTAAGCTCTTTTTCTAATTTATTTAAAATAGCTTCAAAAACAGTATCTTTTCCTATTTTTTCGGCAACTAAACTCATTTCCCATTCTTTTATGCAAAGAATTCCATAATCCTTGGCTAGTATTTTCCTAAGCTCCAAAAGTTCTTTTTCACTAAGCTTTCTTTTAAAGCTTAACTGCTTTTTCTTTTCTAAGTCGTATTTAAGGGCTTTGATTTTGTTTTCATATTTTTCCTTTTGTTGTTTAAGCTGTGATTTATAACCTAAGCTTTGATGAAAAGCTAGTTTTTGCATTTTCTCTTGTTCAAGGTTTTTAAGGCGTTTCTCACATTCTATAAAATAACGCCTCGCTTGTCTTCCCTTTTCGTTGTTTTCAACCATACAAAGCTCTTTTGCCATATCTAATGTAACATAGTATTCTTTGCGAGGTCTGCGTCCTGTAAAAACTTCTTTAATGATATAGTCTTGATTTTCGATAAAACTATAATGACTGATCCTGCGATTAATCCAATCTGCGAATTTTGTATCAATTTCTAAAAAATAAAAAAGAAATTTAACATTAGCTGGAAAAGCACCTTGTAATTCTGTGTGTGTGAATGTTAATTGCAGTTGCATTTGCTTACCTTTATGTAATTAATCGATAAGCAAATAATTACATATTATTACTTAAATAATACTTAATGATAACAATTACTTACTTAAAAGTAATAAAATGTATTTTTCTCAAAAATGAGAAAAATAAAATTAGTTTTATTTTTCCTTTATATCATTAATAATTAGATTAATAATATATTGAGTTGTGTTAATACCTAACTCTTCAGCTTTTTTGTCTAGTGTTTCTTTGAGTTTAGCGCTCATAGTTAACATAACTCTTTGTGCTTGTTCTTTCTCTTCTGCCATTTTCTTTTTATCCTTTTCTATATCTTTTTCTTTTGCATTTGGATTGGTAATCATAATATCAGGATGATTTTTTTCAGCTTCTTCCAAAAGCCATATATAAGCTGCATTTTTGTTCATCTCTAAATTATTTTTTTTACAATATTTGTAAAATCTTTCGTAATATTTTTCTTTATTTGGATTTAAAAATTTTGTTGGATGTTCATCCATAAATTTTTTACTTATTTCAATAAAGTCTTTTTCATTCATAATTTTTCCTTTCTTTAATTTGATAATTTTATCAAAATTTTACTTAAGCAAATAGACTTCTTTCTATATGTTTAAACATAATTTCATTAGCACTTTTAAAAAAGTCTTTTTTAATCTCAAAGCCATAAGCTTTGCGGTTTAAATTTGTCGCTGCTAAAAGAGTGCTACCACTTCCAGCACATGGATCTATAACAACATCACCTGCATCTGTAAAAATAGTGATTAATCTTTCTAGTAATTTAACAGGCTTTTGTGTGGGATGTACTTTAGGAATGCCTTCATCTTTTTGCCAATCCATGCAGTTATAAATCATCTTTCCATCATTGTTAAATTTTGGAAGTTTTTCACGATATAAGATTAAAGCATATTCACAATTTCCAACTATTTTCATATTTGCTTTTAAAACTTGAGATGATCCTTGTTTTCTAAAAATCAAATTTATATAATGATTAAAGCCATATTTTTTAGCTACTTCAATTAACATTGCTTGTTGTTCAAAAGAGCAAAAAACAATCATGCAAGGACTTTTACCGCATTCTTTAGGTTCTTTTATAAGCATTTTTGAGCAAAAGTGCATAAATTCGCTAACTCTAAAATCATTATCTGTATCAAAAAACGCCTTGTTTGCTTTTTTGCTTTCTCCATTTTTATTATCCCCATTTATATACCATTCAGGAGATGAAGCATAAGCATTGTTGCCTAAATTATAAGGAATATCAGCTATTACGAGCTGTGCTTTTGGTATATTATATCTTTTAAAATTTTGAAAATGGTCGTTATATAAATTTGGTTTCATTGGCATTTTTTCTTTCTCTAATATATTTTTTAAGACTATTTATTAAAGCGTTGTAATTTCTTTGAGAAGGATTTAGAGCAAAACTGCAAATATCGTTTATTAAAATATAAAGTTTAAAATCCTTTTGAGATATTAAACTTAAATATATTACAATACCTTTATAACATTCTACAGGTCTTTCCATTGAAATAAATCTCTCGCATCTTTTTACATAAAACTCACATTTTTCTAAGTCTTGTATCTCATATCCTTTAAACTTGCTACGAATAGCATATTTTAAAGCATTACCTATGTGAAAAATAATTCTTTTTTCAGGCATAATATTAAACATTTCTTCCAAAAAGTCTAAATTTTCAAATCCAAAACCTTTATAATGCGGTGGATTATTTACTAAATCTACTCTAAATTCTTTTTCTTTCATAATTATCCTTGTTTAGCCTTTTCACACATCTTTATAAAATCATAAATATTAGTATTAAAAATAGCATTTCCGCTTTTAAATTTTAAAGGTATTTTTTTAAGTATTTTGATTTTATAAATAGTATTTGAAGTATCTATAAAAGAGCAAGTATCGCTTAACTTTAATATTAATGCATATTCGCTCATATTTGAGTAAATGTCGGCACTCGCATTTAGTGCTATAAATACAAAAAGATTATTTTTTTCATTTTTCACTCCTTAAAAATTTTTCAACATCTTCAAAAGCTTTCACAATAAGCTTTTTTTCATGAAAGTAATTTCTTCCGCTTGGCTTACTTTTGTAAATTTTGTAAGCCTTTCTGAGTTCTTTTTTACTTATATGATTTTTATAATTTATTTTCTCGATTTTTATTTCATTTTGTTTAGCAAATTCGCAAAAACAAGTTCTTCTTTCGCTAAATGGTATGATTTTTACAATTTCAAGATAATTAGAACGGGAAACTTCCATCATCATCTCCTATTTCGATATATTTTTCATTGTTATTTTTTTTACTTCATTTCCATAAGGATTATAGCTTTGATTTTCTTTTGGAATAAATGATTTATTATTGTCGTTGTTTAACGATTTATGTCTTGCTTTAAAAGATTTTATAGATAAAGGTTCTTTGTTATTTTGGAACTCATCCATGCTTTGCATCTTTTCATTAAAAATTCTATCAAGAAAAATTTTGTTAGCAATTTCTCCATTTTTACTTAAATATTCTTCTGTCCCAAAACCTAAAACTAAAAGTTTATTAACTAAAGAATTTAGATAAATAACTTCAGTCTGCACTCCAAAAACATTCTCATTTCCCTTTTCACTAAAATCAAGTTCATCAATTCCAAAGAATTTCATAATAGCGTTTAATTGTCTAAATCCTAAATAATTTTCTTTTTCACCATTTTTATTGATATAGCTAAAATCGTTATTTTTAGCTACAAAAAGATTAAAAATAGCTAGTTTTTGCTCTTTTCTAGTTAAAAATTCAAAACAAATAAAAGTATTATTGCTTCCATCACTTGCCAATTTATCATATAAAAAGGCTTTGCGGAAAACTCCGCTATAAAGCCCACCTTCACTTAAATACTCTACGCTTGGCGAATAATTTGCCACTTCAAAACTTGCCTTAAATGCTGGTAACATTACAATTCTCCTTTAATTGTTTTTATTGCTTTTTCTTTGTTTGCTAAAACATTTTGAAATTTTTCTATTGTAAAAATATTATATTTAAGAATAAATTCTTCGCTTTCTTTTTTGCTGATACCATTTTCTTTAATAAAGGCATCATACTGATCTTTTATCTCTTTTAATTCTTTAATAGAATTATTAATTTGTTCTTTTTTATCATCTATTGCTTTTAAGTTTGAATTTGAAAAATTATAATTTTCATTGTCGATATTGATAACTCCATCTAGAACATCGCTTTTTATAAAATAGCCAATGTGTTTAATCGCCCTTCTAATAGCCGATTTTCTTGCCATTTCTTCAGGAAATTCTTTATAAACTCCACCGCCTTTTGTGAAGGTTTTGCTTTTTATGATATCTAGTTGCTCTTTTGTTAAAAACTCCGCTTTTCTATAAAGCAAATTACCGTTTTTAACTATAGAAATTAAAGCGTATGCACCTTTTATCGAATTGTCTAAAGGATTTTTACTAATGCTTAGATTGTCGATTTCATTTTCTGTTATGATTTTTACTTCATCGCTATTTGCAATCGTATCACTCTTAACAATAATTTCAAATCCTCGTTTTAAAGCCTCATTTATGGCAACTTTGACAAGTCCCATATAGCTAGGCTCTATATTTACATTATTGCCCATAGGCACTATATAATAATCATTGTTTAAAATACTAAGCCCTGCCTCGCTAAGATTTTTGACCTTTAAAAAAGATGCGGTTTTATTGTCTCTTAAAATTTGCATCACCTTATTATTTTCGCCTGAAAATTTTTCGTTTATTAACCTTAATTCATTTTCGAATTTTTCACTGATAACAATATGATTATTTTCTTTAAATTCTTTTACTTGAGTTTCTTTTTCTTCTACTATAGCCACTTCCATATTTTCATTACTCATTTTATGCTCCTTTTTTGATTTTTAAACACATTGAAATACTTTCTTTATAAAACTCTTTAGGCACAGTAATATTTTTTTGCTCTAAAAAGCCCTTATAATCAATTGTAGTTCTACTTTGCGGATAAATTGTAATATCCAAACATCTTGCTTTTTCTCCATTTGCTAAGGCTATGAGTTCTTTTTTAAGACTTTCTAGCTTTTCTTTAATAGGTTTAATCGTGTTTTCAAGCCTTATAATTTCAATCGTTAGATTTTTTGCTTTAGTATCTTCAAGCTCTTTATATTCACTTTTTTGATCCATGATATAATCTAATATAAATTGCTTTATATTTTTAACCAACCATTCTTGATAAGCTTCATCTTTTGAAACTTCGCACTCTACAATCTCTTCTTCTTTATTCATGGCTACAAAAATGCATTTTTCTTTACCACTGATATAGAGTTGAAATTGCACTTGAGCGTAGTATTTATCACTTGGCTTTTTATTTCTTTTGATAAAATCATACTCATCTTGCGAATATTTAAACTCATAAATAACGCCGTTTTCATCCATTCCATCTAAACTTGCTATAAACATTTCATTTTCTAGACTTTGCAAAACTACAGGAGTGATACTCACGGAATGTAAAAACTCAACTCTAGCTCTAATCAAAGCTTCATAGTTATTGCCTTTTTTCATAGCTTCATTTTGATAAACTTCTTTAAGTCCTAAGATAATATCCCTTGCTTCTTCTTTAGAATTAAAAGCACCTTTGATACCTACGCAAGATGCTACCATCGATGCACCTATTTTTCCTTTTCTAAAATTTAACCATTCATGGCTACCTTGTTCTAAGTCAATTATTCTGCAATTCATTTTATCCTGCCTTTTTTATTTTTGGAGCACTTTTTAAAATATAAAAAGTATTTCTCGTTTCTTTGTTTCTAACTGTTTCTATTTCATAACCTTTATTTCGAAGATTATAAATATAAGCTCCAAGCCTTGTAGTAATTCTTTTATCAATGCAATAGAAATTATCTATAATTCCATTTTTTAATAATAGTTCTAAAACTATTTTTTCTTGTTGTTTTGATGTTATTTGCATTCATTCTCCTTTAGTCTTTTTACTTCTTTAATAGCCTTATCATCGTTTTTAAAAACGCCTATAAGCCCTAAGGTATCAAGTATTTTTATACGAAAATTACTAAGTTTTACATTGATTTTAATTTCTTCTTCTAGCTTCAATGAAATTTCATTTATAGCAGTATCTTTTAATGCTATTACACCTTTTAACATTTGAATTTCTTTTTCTAAATATCTTATTTTTTCATTTTTTTTACTATTCAGGAACATAGTTTCGACCTTTCTTTTATATAAAGAAGCTCATAAATTTTATTTTGCAAAGAGCTAATTTCTTTTATATTTTTCATATTTGCTTCTATTTGATCTTTTAACTCTTTTAAAAGTTCTATTTTTTCATTTTCAAGATTAGAAATTTCAGTTTTTAAAAATCTATTTTCATCTTTTAAAGACTTATTTAGCTTCATTTCTTTTCTATATTCATCTTTGCTAAGTTTAATGATGACTTGTTCTTTTGTGTGATAAGCTTTCATTTTTCTCCTTTTAGATTAATGCTTAAAAGGGACAACTGAGTTCTTTAGAATAGGAAATAAAACAAAAAGGTAAATTCTCAAGTAGTTAATTTGTAAAAGTTGCCCCATTTAAGCATTAAAGGAGCTTAAGAAAAGCCGAGTAAATCCGCAAGTCTCGGCGTTGTATAGTTGTTTAAGTTTATGCTAAGCGGATTTAGTTAAAATTTATCTGTGTTAAAAAATATTAGAGTTTTATAAGCTCTCTAATTAGCTCTAAGATTAAGATTAAAATTGTTAAAATTTTATCCCACATTTTAGAGCCTCCTTTCTCAACACCGAGACAAGTTAGCAACTTAAACTTTATAATTATACAAAATATTTCTTAAACTCTTGATTTTCTGTCGTTTTTAAAGTGCAAGAAAACCTTTGAAAAATAGCACTATAAACAATAACTATGAGCCAAGTTTGTGGATAACTCGCTAACCCTTCCGCTATACAGAACTATCAACGCGATAGTAAAGCTTAATTTTCAAGCGGTCAAAAGCTTAAGAAAGCTCTTTTTTAAAGAACTTGTTAAACTTTTAAAAAAGCTTTTTACATTGTTTTTCGAATTTTCTAACTCTCTCTAAAAGCTCATAAGCATTTCTCATAAATTCATCTCCATAAGCCTGTAAAGATATAGATATTTCTTCATCATCTTCTAAGCTTATTTCCAAAGAGTTTTTAAAATCTTGCAAGTTTGTAAATATATTTTCTAAATTCTCTTTGCTTTCAAACTCATTTGCAATTAATTCTTTTGTTTGGTTATAAATTCTTTTTTCTTCTCTATCAAAATAAAAATCTGTAAAACTCATTTTTTCTCCTTTTTGTTTTGTTAAAATAATTGTAGTATTACTACACTTAAACTATGCTTAAATAATAGTAGTATTCCTACATTTTTTAAAAATATTTTTTTGGTATAATTTTTTAATGGGAAGATGAAAAATCTAAAAATATTTAAAAATATTTTTAGAAAATTGGAAGGATTAAAATTTGAGAATAATACTAGCTTTATTTATATATATTTACGCCTTTGGGGTTGATGTATGTGAGCGAAGAGATATTGAAATGTCTGCATATATAGAAAAACACGCCGTTGGTTATAAAAACAAAAATTTTAACCTTCCAGAAGAAAAACTATACAAAAAATCTTTTAGTGATTGCTATGATAAAAAGAATAAAGAAGCTTGTTTGTATATTTATAATAATTTTGCTATAGATGAAAATTTTAAAATTGAGAGCAATATATTTAATTTGATTACAATAATGACTTATGTTGGTTTAACTCTTGATATAGACAAAGATAAAAAGTATAAAGAAATTAATCGATTGATAGCTTTAGATAGTTGGAAAAAAGCGTCAGAATTGATAGATTTTGTTTTGAGTAAAACCAATGATACAAAAACTATAGAGGGGCTAAAATTACTAAAAAAGATGAGTGATTTTGAAATTAATCGGGCTTATGCATGTCCTTTGTATCATAATGATAAATTACAATCTGATAAAATAGATATGCCTTGTGCCTGTAAAAAAAATACTGCACTTTTAATAAAACCAGATACTATAAAACGAGCTTTTTTAAATTTAAAACTTTTATGTGATAAATATAAAGATAGCGTGAGTTGTGGAGTTGTTGGCGGACTTTATGAGAATGGCAAAGGCGTAAGGATAAATTTTAAACAAGCAAAAAAATATTATGGTTTAGCTTGTGATGGTGGTTATCAACTTGGTTGCGATGGATATAAAAGGCTGATGGGGTATTGAGGAGAGATTTATTTATCAGATGTTATAATCTATGAAAATTAAAAGAAAGGAGGTGTTTCCGATATGGAGAAAATTACAGTAATATGCCCTTGTTGTAATATAATGCTACATCAGACAAATAGTAGAAGTACAAATCTTACAAAGAAATGTCCTAATTGCAAAAAATATATTATTATTGTTATTAAGGATGGTATTGCTACGGCAGCTCCTAAAGGAGGCTTTTAAAAGTTAAACATTTAGCCCATATTATGGGCTAAAATTTATCACAATTAACCTTATATTTTTTTATACCCTCGTCATCCACTTCATGGTTTGGCACTTGATAACATTCTTTAAAATTCTCGCCTTTTAAAATCTTAGTGTAAGAGCTTGGAATAGCAATTTGATTTCTTATTCTTTGTGGATTACTATCATAATTAACCAAATTTAAAACTTCTAAACTTCCAAGTTTTAAAGCTACTTGTCTTTCTCTTTTTTCAATCTTGTTCCAAACCCTTTGATTGATTTGTGGATTTTGTGGAGTAATATTACTCATTAAGAATGTGCTTCTTTGAGCTTGAGTTGTTTTTCTCATTGAGGCATTAGAAAGAGCGTGTCCTCTATCATAACCACTATTTTTATAATCACTCCAAGTGGTGCGATATTTTTTAGGGATATTTGTATCATCTTCAAATCTTGGGCGTTTTTTAATTTGTTCGCCTTTTAAATTTTCCGCTTCTAATTTATAAGCTACAGCTTTAGTGCCTTTATAATTATAATCATAACAATTTAGATAATAAAACTTATCTAAAACTTGAGAGCAGTTTTGTTTAGTAAAATACTTTGCAAAATCTTCACTCGGTTTATATTGTGTGTAATCAGCAAAAGCTAGAGTGGATAACAATGGCAAAAGTATGAGTTTTTTCACTGGTAATTTCATCTTTATTTTAATTACAATCTTTAGTTATAAATTTATATTCTACGCTTTTATCCAAATGAAATACAAATTTTTCATTAAATGGTGATATTGAAACCTTATTATCTCCCAATAAATGTATATAAGCATTAGGTGAAACTTTTGAACATATTGTATTATTTTGATAGTATGAAGCTATATGAATAATATTAGGTGAAAAATTAAATACATAAAAATAACCGATCATGAAAAAACTCAAACACTGCAAAATAGCTGTAACTCCAAAAAGTACAAAACAGTCAATATGAAATTTATTTTTAAAATGAGTTGTTTTCATTATGAAATTAAAAATTTTTTGGATTAGAAAATTAAGGTTTAAAAAAAATAAACACTTAGTTATATCTAATAATACTGGTGTTAAAAAATGTACCATAAATAATAGCGACAAAGCAACCATTATACATATAATTATTATTGGAATAATAATTATAATATTAAAAATATTAATAGCATAACCATAACTATCTGGTATATAATTTATAGTAGTATAAATTATATACCTTGAACAAAATTCAGCTACAAGATATACTCCAAAAAAAACTAATAAGTTATATATTTTAACAATATTAATTCTTTTGGTAATTTTATATAAATCTATAAATGCTGGAATAATCAATAAAAGATATCCTATAATTACTATAATCAAATTATTAATTTTAACACTTAAAATAAGAACAAAAATTCCTATAATATATGACAATATAAAAGGATTTTTTAAATAGGTTGTTATTTTATTTAAGCTCATCCCACCACTTCTATAAAATTTTTAAAGGTTTCAACAGCCATTTTTGATACTACAGCGCCTAAGATCTCGCATTGCTCAAATTCGCTATTATATACTTTTTTATCTTCGTATTTTTTATTTTCAGAAACTAAAAAAATATAATCTTCAAAAGGTTCTTTTTTAATTTTTTTACAAAATAAATCATCATTTTTTCTAAAAATAACAATATCTGCGTTTGAAATAGTCTCAAGTGAATTTTTACTTCTATCTATAATAATAAAATCTCCATTAGATAAAATTGGTTCCATGCTATCGCCATTAATTTTTATAATATCATAACTCTTCTTTATAGGTATATCTAAAATTTCTTTTAGAAAATTTTCATCAACTGAAACTATTTTCACTTCTTCACTTTGAGATGATGTTCCAAGTCCTGCACTTGCATAAATATCTGGGAAATATCTGAAATTTATTTGATTATCATCTTGTAAAAAAGATTTTATACTATCATTTACTGGAGCAAGTTTACTAACTGGCACTTCTAAAACTTTTGCCATAGTTATAATATTTTTGTAATCCTCAGGTTGATTGTTTTCACTTCTATACCAATAAGTTATTCCATCTAAAGTGATTTCATATCCATTTTCTGAAAGCATCTGTGCAAATTTTGCTCTGCTTATTTTTTTTTCTTTTAAAATTTGTGATAAATATTCTTTATCAAGCTTATAAAATGTTTTATTTTTTTCCATTTTTTATCCACCTTATTAATTGTAGTAATTATACATCGACTATTTAAAAAAATATATGTAGTATATTTACATATTTTTTAAACTTAATTTTATAGTAGTTATGCTACATTTTTAAAAATATTTTTAGGAATTGTAAGAATATGAATAGAAAAAAATTAAAAAAAATACTACTTGATTATTATAGTAAAGATGGCGTTGGAAGTATTTTAAGCTCTAGAATAGGAATTAAAGTTCAAGTAGCCGGAGAACTTTGGGAAAAACATCAAATACCGCCTAATATTTGGGGTAAAAATAATAGGAATAAATTGCTTAAATTTTTGGGAGAAAGCGAAAGGATAGAGAATGAAGGCGATTGAACTAAAGGTTAAAAAATGGCTTTTATAGCGGGATTTTCAATAGGTTTTTTAGTTTATTTTTTAATTTGGAAAATCTTTTTTTAGGTCGGTGATATATGCAGTATGATTTTAATTTAGAACATTTATTCTCTTGTAAAAAATGGCAAGAAGTTTTAAAATGCTTACCATTTCTCAAGTGCATTGTAATGGGTGTTTCTAGAAAATTTATAGCATCACATTTTGTTTTAAAAATAGAATATTTTATAAAATTACAAATTGCAAAACCTACAAGAATTCCGCAAACGAATCCAAATAATAATGGAATTACATTCTCTTTGTTTTCAAGAAAATTAAAAAACATTTCAATCATAAAAAACCTTTTTAATTTAAATTATAACATAAAGGAGAGTTGGTGATACCAAATTTTATAGCAAGCTTTGATGTAGCTTTGGGACGTAAAAGCCTAAGAGAGAGAAAAGGCTATTTAAAATTATCAAACACTATAGCTTATGGTGGTCTTAGTGTTGATGCTTTAGCATTGTATATTCAATTAGCAAAGCTTAGTGAAAAAACGATTGTAAGTGAGATCTATTTAAGAGAGTTTATAAAAGTTAAAAATAATCAAAGAATTAGTTTAAATAGACTAAGAATTGCTAAAAAAGAATTAATTGAACTCAGACTTTTAGAAATTAAAAAGGTTAGAAATGGCTCTTTAAATTTTTATGAGTGGATTTTAAAAGATGAAACTTATCAAGTTAAAAAGCATTTTAACAAATCTTTATCTTTGCTTAAAAGCAGTGATGAAAAGCTAAGCAAAACTCTTAAAAATAACACTTCATCAATCGACAGAAAATTAACTACTGAAAACGAAAAAAAAGAGAATTTGCATTATATAGAAACACACACGCACGCACGTGATAATAAATTTATAAATAATATAAATATCAATAATAATAAATTTATAAAAAAAGAGAATTTAGAAAATTTAAAAAATAATCAAGAAAAGAAAGAACGCGTTTCTAATCAAAACGCCTCTTTTGTGACGAGCTTTATTGATTTTAGCAAAAAGGAGTTAGAGAAAATGGCAAAAAAAGAGTTTAAAGTCCCAAATGCAAATGAACTCATGAGACAAATAATAGCTTTTAATGAGAAAAATGGCACAAACTTTGGTGAAGAGTTGGCTAATGATTTTATAGGCTATTGGGATGCTAGGGAATGGAAAAGAAATGGAAAAAGAATGTCAAGTGTGGCAGGAAGTCTTTATACATGGCTTAAATACGCTAAAGAAAATGAAGCAAGAAAAAATCAGCGTTTTAACAGAAAAAAAGAAGCCAATCCTAGTGTGGTTGATAGCTTGATGGAGTATTACGGAATGAAAGATGAGAACAAAAACAAACTCTTAGGATGCTTTTAAGGAGTAAAAAATGCAAGAAAAAATACAAATTTTAATGGACTTATTGGAAATTAATAAGGCTCAAGCAACTGATATAGTAGGTAGATATTTGCAAGATGCAAAGGATATTCATGCTTTCTTAGATTTTTATTTCGAAACTTTAGAAAGAGAGAATATCGTAGGGACAACCTATGAGAAATTAAGAAGAGTTTGCAAAAGAGCTGAAATCGAGTTTAAAAAGCGTTTTAAAGACAAAGAAATTTTTTTAGAATGGTTAAAAAATAAATATAAAAATAGTCCATTTTTTAGATTGCTTGAAAGTGATTTTAAATACTCATATGTTTGTTATGATGGACAGGGCAACCTTTTTAAACGATTAGCAAAATCAATTAATATGTTGGTTTGTCTAAATAATTTTGGAGAATTAACCTACGAAGATGGAGAAATGCTAAAAAATAACGAATTTAAACACGCTTTAATAGATTTTATATTTAAAAATCAAGAGCGCATAGGAAAAGATATATATATAAATACTTCTTATAAGATAAAAGGATATACATCTTTAAGCCATGAAGAAGAATATAATAACTTTAAGAAGGTACAGAAAAAATTTTTTAAGGAGAATCAAGAAGAATTTCAAAAGAAAGTAAAAGTCAAAATGGCTTTTAAAAATATAAGCTAAATTTAAGAAAGTCTGAAATGGAAAAGTATATTTTAAAAATTGATTTAAAAAGCAACCCAGTTCCTTATAAAAGAACCACGCAAAGATCTAAATTTGCATGTAAAGATTATCTTAAATATTTAGATTTTAAAAAACTCTTGCAAATGGAGTTTAGAAGACAAAATAATATTAGCTGTTTTCAAGCCTTTGATAAGCAAAAGAAATATGAGTTTTCTTTAAAAATAGGATTTAACAGCAAAAGGCATGGCGATGGGGACAATATCGTAAAATGCGTGTTAGATGCGTTATTTGAAAACGATAAGAATGTTTTAAAAGGCGATTATGAGATTATTAGTTTTAAAAAATCTTTTTTAAACTTAGAAATCAAAGAATTTAATTTTAAAGAAGGGGTGGCTTGATGGCTAGAATGATGACAAATGGCAAAAGTATGACAAAAGAAGAGCTTGTTTCAAAAATAGAGAGTTATTTTAATGAAAGAGTTGTCTTAAAAGAAACTAAGGAGAGTATTATTTTTGCACCTAAAACAAAAGTGGGATTAGCTGTGTATTTAGGAATTACAATACAAACCTTAGGCGAGTGGGAGAAGGATAAGGATTTCGGAGAAATTGTATCTCAAGCTAAGCAAAAATGTGAAATGGATATTTTAAACCATTCCTTAATCGGCACTTATACTCCTAGCGTTAGTATGTTCTTGCTAAAAAATCAACATGGATATGTGGATAAACAAGAAGTTGTCAGCGATAACGTTCAAAAAATTGAAATTATAAGAAGTGAAATCAAATGAAATTAAAAATCGATTTTTCTTACACTCCGGCACAACTTAAAGTTTTTGATGATAAAAATCCACGCTTTATAACTGTAGCAAAGGGCAGAAGACTTGGTTTTACAAGGGGAAGTGCTAAGTTTGTTATCGAAAACTTGCTTTTAGGACAAAATGTTTTATGGGTGGATACCATACAAGCAAATTTACAAAATTATTACGAGTTATATTTTACACCTGAGTTAAAAAACTTGCCAAAAGATTTTTACTCATGGAGTGTGCAAGATAAGAAACTAATTATTAATGGAGCAGTGCTTCATATGAGAAGTGCTGAAAGAAGTGAAAATATCGAAGGTTTTGGATACGACCTTGTTATTTTAAACGAAGCAGGAATTATTTTAAAAGGCAGCAAAGGAGAATATCTTTGGTATAACGCCATACGCCCTATGTTGCTTGATAATCCTAAATCAAGAGCGATTATCGGTGGAGTTCCTAAAGGAAAAAATCTATTTTATGAACTTTGCAGAAAAGAACTCAGCGATAAAAATTGGAAACATTTTCAATTCTCAAGTTATGATAATCCATTTTTAAAAGAAGAGCAAATTAAAGAATTAATTGAAGAAGTAGGCGGAGAAGGTAGTGAAGTTGTCAAGCAAGAAATTTATGGCGAGTTTATAGATAGCTCGAGTGCTGAATTATTTTCTCTAAGTGAAATTGAAAATGCGATGAGCAAGAACTCTTTTAGTATTGAAAAAATGCAAGGCGAGAATATTTGGGGGCTTGATGTAGCAAGATATGGAGATGATAAGAGTGTTCTTGCAAAAAGAAAAGGTTTTGTAATTTATGAGATTAAAAAATACTCACAACTTGGAACTATGGAGCTTGCAAACAAAATACTAGCCGAATATAACCAAAGTGAAGATAAGCCTAAAGGAATTTTTATAGATACTTGCGGACTTGGTGTAGGTGTATATGATGTCTTGTTAAATTATGGTTTGCCTGTATTAGAGGCAAATTCTGCAAATTCTGCAACTAGCAATGAATACTTAAATAAAAGAGCGCAAATGTATTTTACCTTTGCTAAAAACTTAAAACACATGGAGCTTTTTAAAGATGAAGAATTAAAAAAAGATATGAGAATGATTGAGTATGAATATAGCGATAAAGGGCTTTTAAAGATAGTTTCAAAAGAACAATTAAAAAAGAATTATGGCAAAAGTCCTGATGTTAGCGATGCGGTGGCATTAACTTTTTTTGAAAAACTATACAGCAGAAACAATACTAATGAAGATTGGAGTTATGATGGCTGGTGAGTTTTTAATGATCTATGATGCAATTGATGTAAATAAGATTAAAAAGATTTCAAACTTAAGTGATGATGCAATAAAGTCAAGCTTGGCTAATGAGTTTTTAGAACTTGTATCAGGATTTAATAATATTTCTAAAAAGAAATTTAAAAGAGAATTTGCGGAGTTTTTATTTGAAAAAGGAGTGAATGAAAAAGATATTTTAAAAATAACAAATTTAAGCAAAACAACAATATGGAGAATTATGAATGAAAACAAAAAGAACTAATGATGAGAGAGTGTCGTTTTTAACACAACTCATTAGCGAAAGTAAAAGTGGATATGAAAATTACAAACCACACTTTAAAGAGTTGCAAGATGCTTATTTGCTTGAAAATAAGGTAATGCAAAAACTAAGAAAAAGAAATAAATCAAGTATCTACATACCAAAAATAAACGCTAAGGTAAAGTATTTAATCACTAGCTTAAATGATGTGTATTTTAATAGTGAGAGAATGGCAGATATTGAAACTTACATTAATAGCGATGATACGATTATAGAGCTATGGCAGAATGCAATTGATTTTTATAGTGGTAAAATCAATATGTTTAAGATTTTTCAACCGCTTTTCTTAGATGTTTTACTTGTGGGAACAAGTATAGCTAAGGTTACTTGGCATAAAGGAATGCCACGCATTGAAAGAGTGGATATTGATAGTATATTCTTTGATCCAAATGCATTAAATAGTGAAGATGTAGGCTATATAGTCAATGAAATTTATCTAACTTATAATCAGATCTATGAAAGACAAAAGCTAGGGTTTTATAAAAAAATAGAAATTGAAAAGCTTTTTGATGAAGATGATGAGTATAAAAAAGTGAAGCTTTATGATATTTATGAAAGAAAAAACGATGATACTTGGGTGGTTTCTACCTTATTTGAAAATAATTTACTTAGAAATGAAGTTACTTTGCAAGATGGACAGCCTTTTGTCTGGGGTTCAATGCTACCACAACTTAAAAAGATAGATAACGAAAACTATGTAAGTGCTTATGGCGAGCCTATAATGGCTTCTGCTATGCCTTTGCAAGATGAAATTAATATAACTAGAAATCTTTTAATAGATGCAGTAAGAACTCATATCATGCCTAAAATAATGATGCCAAAATCAATGGGAGTAAGCAGAGAAGATATAGAAACCTTAGGAAAACCAATATATACAGACGATCCAAAGGGTGTGCAAATATTACCACCACCAAATGTAAATAGTGCGGGAATGAATTTACAGCTTTTAGAAAGCGAACTCACAGAAGTTACAGGAGTTAGTCCACAAAACAATGGAGCTCAAACTGCACAAAATGAAACAGCAACAGAAATTAGCATAAAAGCACAAGAAGGTGGAAGAAGAAGTGCTGACTACATAAGACAGTATAACGAAACTTTTATAGAGCCTTTATTTGATAGATTTGCAATGCTTGTTTTTAAGTATGGAGAAGATAATTTTTTTAATGGTTTTCAAAGAGAGGATATACCTAGTTTTAGATTTAAAATTCAAACTGGCACAGGTGCCATGAATAAAGAAGTTAGAAGAGCAGGAATTCAAGCTAGTATGCAAGTGTTTTCACAATTATATCAAATGTATATGAGTATAGGTGATGCAAATTCTGCTTATGGGATTATAAATGCTAGCAAAGAACTTACTAAAGAATTATTACCAATTTTAGGTGTAAAGAATGTAAATAGTTTATTTGCTTTTGAAAATAATGAAGATATTAATCCACAAATGCAAGGAGAAGCTAATGCTTAATATTGAAATTAAAAGTGATATATCTAAAACTAAAGGAGGAAAGAAATTAATAGATTTTATCAAAGCAAAATATAGTGAATGTTTTTATATAGCAAAAAATAACGATGAGAAAGAGTTAAGGTTAAAAGCTTTAGATACTATGGCTTTTTTAGACATAATAATCAATAAAATAAAGGATGAAGAAGATGGAAAATGATGCTTTAAAAGATTTAATAAATGTCATAACAGATGATGATAAAGGACAAGTTGCTAATAATGGCGATGAACCTACGCAAGTAGAAGATAATGAACCTATGCAAGTTGCTAATGAGAACGAGCCTGATTATAAGGCGATGTTTGAAGCTTATAAAAGTGAAAATGACAACAAATTAAATGCTTTAATGAGTGAGCTTGAAGTTTTAAAAAATCCAAAAAAAGAGCCAAGCGAACAAGAATTACAAAGAGAGCAGTATTTAAAAGAATTAGGACTTGATGGACTTGATGAGAAATTAAAAAGGCTTGAAGAGCTTGATAAAAAGCAAAAAGACAAAGAAGAGCAAGATGCACTAATCGCTAAATACGCACAAGTAGAAAGCGAGTTAAGAAAAGCCTATCCTGATGCGGATTTAAAGGCTATGGCAGAACTTGCAACAAAATTAAATGGTTTAGGCGAAGGGAATATTGACAGCTGGAAAACCTTGCTTAATTTGGTCGGAAAATCAAATAATGCCAAAAAAGCTGAAGATTTATCAAGTGCAAATAATAATGTAAGAACTAGTGATTTTAACGATAAGTTAAAAAAAGGCGAAGTTAGCGAGATAGATCTAGGTAAAGAATTATTAAGTTTAGTATAAAGGAGAAATTATGGATTTTATAACAGCTTTAAAAGGTGGTACAGGACTAGGTTCTAGCTTTGCAGATACTTTGATGAAAACAAGTAATTTTACTCCAAATTTAGCAAGTAGCAGTAGTGGTTTTTTAAATGGATTAAAAAATTCTTTTAGTAATTTTGGAGATTGGTTATTTAAAAGTTCTGATGCAAATAAAGTAACTAATTTTGATAGATTGGGAAATGTTTTAGGCGGTGCTGGTGCTTTATATGGTGCTTATAATCAGCAAAAGATGGCACAAAAGAATTATGAGCTACAAAAAGATGCTTATAACTTCAATAAGTATCTAGCTAATGAAGAATTAAATAGAAGAAAGAATATGGAAAATAAACTTCAAAATGTTTGGAGTAATTAAATAGATTTGGATTTAAGGAGTTTGTTTTAAAGGGTAAATCTTAACCCCTTGTATAAGGGGCTTTGTTTATTGATTGTTAATTTGCATTGACAACAATAATACAAAGTAGTATAATAACTATTAAGATTTGTAGCATCTTATTTCACCGCCTTTCTAGGTGGTAATTTAGTGCTAAGGGTGGCGACCCTTGGCACCACACCTTTTAAAATTATACACAAACTTCCTTAAATCCTTTATTTTAAAAGAAAGAATAAAGGAAACAAAATGGCATTTTATAACCCACAAAGAGTAGTATTTAATCCTGATACAGGCGTTATACAAAACGCAGGAAAAGTCGGTGGTGTCTTATATGACATCATGAGCAAAAGTTTTGATGATAAAGTTAAAGCTAATGAGTTTCAGCAAGAGCAAGATTTAAGAAAGCAACAAATGGAATTTAATCAGGCTATGCAAAATAATCAGCTTTTGCAAAATGAGAGAAACTTTGATTATCAAAAGGAAAGAGCAAATATAGCAGATCAGCAATGGCAAATGAATTATAACCAAAGAGCTAGACAATATGCCATGCAAAATGCTTTAAGACAGCAAGCAATAAATGCTAATAAGGCTTACAAGGATTTAAATTATCAAAAAGGATTATTAGAACTACAAAAATTACAAAATGAGATAAATACAAAACAAAAAGAGCAAGATTTATTAAATGGAGTTTTTAGTAATAGTCAAGGTTTTGATAGTCAAAACAATGCAAATTTACAAAACAATACAAGATATAAAGCAGATGCTCAGTTTTTAGATTTAGCAAGTAAACAAGGTAAAACATATGATACAACCCATGGTTTTTGGAATGGAGCTATAGAGCGTGGTTTTGGTGGATGGGGAAGTCAAAGCACGGATTTAAATGATGCAAGTGATTTATTCTTAAAAAGAATGCAAAGTGATTTATTAAGGGGTGGTAAAAATGCTAAATGGAATTTAGAGAATATACAAGCCAATTTCCCTATTAATGGTTATACTATGGAAGCAAATAATCAAAGGGTAGCTCAAGCATTAGCAGGAGAATGGTTAGCAGAAGCTCCAAACTCTTTTAAAATGGAATTAGCAGAAAGACTAGGAAACGCAAAAACAAATATTGAGAAACAAAGTGCTATAGAAGATTATAAAAATAATATGGATTTTTATAACAATTATGCTCCAAAGGTAAAAGCTTTTTATTGGGATGAAAAATACTCAAAACCTAGTAAAAATGCAGTAATTATAGGTAATTCAACAACTAATCAAAATATACAAAATGATTTAGCCAAAAATACATTAGAAGTGCAAAATCAAAATACACCAAAATTACATAGCGTTAGTTTTAATGGAATTAATGCTCAAATATCAGAGCCTGATGCTAATGGTAATGTAATATTAGTTAATCAAGCAGGTAGAAAAATGCAAGTTAGCGTAGAAGAATTAAAAAAACAAGGATTAATATAATGAATATAAGAGAATTTTTATTAGAAAAACCACAAGAAAATAACATTATTTCATTTTTGCAAGATGGAACAAGTCAAAGTGAAAATCAAAATACAAGTGAATATTTATCAAATTTAAAAAATGAAGTAATAAATGATTTTTATAAAAATAAAGATAAATATGATAAAGAATATGAAAAATATAATTTCAAAGACCAAAATTTAACAAATCCTATGGGCAATATTAGTGAATATAAAAGGGATTTATATGATTATAATAAAAATCCATCCATGAATGCTGATGATTTAAGTAATTATATTTTAGATAAGCAATCTAAATTTAATGCCTCTAAACCTATTTTTGCTGATGATAATGAAGTAGCAAGAAAAAGTAATCAGTTTATGAGAGATTTAGGCGATGAGTTGCAAAAATCAGGGCGTGGAAGATTATTGCAAGATGATGATGGATCTTATTGGGTGCAAGATAATAACGGAAATTATTCTAAAGTGCAAGGTAGCACAATGGGTGATTTATATCGTGGATTAAGAGATAATGGTGCTAGTATGGCTTTAGGAACAGCAGGTGCAATTGGCGGCACAATGCTAGGTGGCGGAGTTGGTATGGTTGCAGGTGGTGCATTAGGTGCATCTTTAGGGGCAGGATATGATTACTACGGAAATACAAAAGATACAAATCAAGATATGAATTTAAAAGAAGCTCTTATGCTTATGGGCGAAAATGCAGGATTTTCTTTAATAGGAGATGCAGCTTTTGCAGGAGTTGCCAAAGGAGCAAGAGCTTTAAAAAATACCTATAATATGGCAAAAACAGGAGCACAAGCCGGTAAAGATATGATAGATGGCATGGCTGTAAAAGGTGGTAATTTAAAAGAAAATATAGGGGATAAGCTTAGAAAAATAAGCCCTAGTATTTTAAATGATTTAGCTTCACAAGGTAGCGAAACTTCAAAAGCTTATGCAAGAGAGCTAATAGAAAGCGGAAATAGAAATTATGATGATATATTGCAAAAATCAAGAGCTATGCCTTTAGAAGTTAATCAAGGAAATGCATTAGTTGATGGAGTGGCAAGCAAAATAAAAGATTTCTCAAATACTGCAAAAAATGGTTTTGTAAAAAATACAGCAGACAACGTAACTAATTCACTAAATAATATTAGTAAAAATATAGGTTCAAAAGAAGCAGCACTGAATCAACAAGATCTTATTAATCTTTCTTTTATGAATGATGATTTAGCTAATATGGCAAGAAGTGTTTTAGCAAATGACCCTAAAATGGCAAATAAGGTTGCAAACTCTTTACACTTACAAGATGAGGCTATATTAAAAGAGTTAAATTTAAATAATGCTTCTAAGGCTGATGAGCTTTATGCTTTAAGAGATGCTAGAGCAAAAAGAGCTTATGATGAATTTGGAAAAGGACTTGATAAACTAGATGAACTTAATCCAAATGGTGTAAAAGTAGATAAGCAAACCATAGATGATATAGTTTTAAACTCAAGTGTTTATAGTGAAAGCACACCAGCTATGATAAAAAATTTTATTCATGAAGCAAAAAGCGGTGCATTAGATGGTAAAAGCGTTAAAGAGATTTACGATAGAATTGATGCTATAGGCAATAAAATAAAAGAAAGCTCAAGTTACAACTATAAAGATTTTTTAAATAGCTTAAAAGACGCATTTTTAGAAAATATAGTAAAAAGTGCTGATAATCCCCAAGAAGCAAAAGAGATTTTAACCAAGATTAGAAAAGATTATGCAGATTTTAAAGTATATGATAAAAGTAAATTAGGAAAAAAACTAGAAGGAAGTGAAAAAGAGATATCAAAAGATATAGATAAAATACTTAATGAAACTAATCCAAAAAAGAATTATGAAGCTATAACAAAAGGACTTAATGATGATGAGATTAAAGTTTTAGATAATCAAATAATAACTAGAGCTTTAGAAAAAAATAAAGTAAATATAGGAGATGCCAATAATCCCAAATTTGCAGTAAATTATAAAGCGGTCATGGATAATTTTGAAAACTTTAAACCAAAAAGCAAATCAGGACAAGAGAAGATTGAAGTTTTAAAAACAATAGGTGATTTACGTACTAACTTTGAAACTGTAATAGATGGTATTTTAAATTCAAAAGCAAAAGAACTAGGACATGGAATAAGTACAAATTTCATAGAAAGAGCTAAAACAATGCTTGTTAATAATTTCACTGATTATATAGCTTTTTATTTTATGAGATTATGGGAAGTTGGCAAAAGAGCTGGAACAAGAATACAAATGCGAAGGGGGTTTAGCAATATAAATAATTTAAAAGATTTTGATAGATCGGCTAAAGAATTTATAGAAAGTATTAAAGATAAAACACTCAAAGAAGAAGCACAAGAGGCTAGAAAAGAATTTAATTCAAAAGTTAAAGATTTAATCAAAGGCGACAACTTCTTCATGGATAAAGCTGATCCTAAAGACAATTCTTTAAGATTTATAGGCAAAAATGGCAAAGAGTATACTATAAATAAAGATGTTAGAAATGAATGGATGAAAACTTTCAATCTTAAAAATATCGATGATGAATATATCCCTAATATACCAAAAGAAGCAAAGATAGCTTTAAAAGATAGAGAAATAAAACTTACAAAAGGAAGTTTACTAAAGCTGATTGAAAAAGATAGAATTAAATACATACCACATATCAAAGAAACTTTAGAAAGCCCACAGGCAATCTTAAAAGATAAAGATGATTTTATTTTTATTAAAAATATAGATAATCAAACTTATTTTACAAGTATAGGTAAAGACTATGAAACGCACTTGACTATAATTAGCAATTCACCAAAGAAACAAAATAATATAAAAAATAAAATGAAAAATGCTGAAGTAGTGTATTATAATAATGCGAGAGCCTTACCGACATCTAGGGCATCTTCAGAGACAAAGCAAGTGTCGTTCTCTAACGAAAATTCTACCCAAGCTAAGCCTAAAAAAAACTTAATGGATGATATAAAAGATAATATTAAGAATAAAGAAATAGAGAAAAAGAATAAAAAAAGCGTAAAACAAAGACTTGATGAAAAAATACAAAATGATAAAAAGGCTAGTGAAGATATTCTAAAAAGATATGATAATTTTCTAAAAGAGAATAAAGATTATAATTTTGATTTTTTAGATAATATGAATTTAAATACTGTTGAATACAACTTAACTAGACAGATGATAATCAATGCCAAAGAAAGCACAAATAAAGGTGTAAAAAAAGATATTCCAAGTGCTTTAAGGGGTAAAATCGAACAAGAATTAAACATACAACCTTTAAAAGAATTTGGCGAAAATTATGCAGAATATTATCACGATGGAGCAAGGGCTATAAAAAAACTACTCATTGAAAAACAAGGACAGGTAGCAGGTGCTTTTCATAGAAAAGATTTAGGGGATATTGATTTGGTTTGGGGAGATGGAAACTTTGGATTAAGTCATATTGTCAATCGAAGAGAAGAAGATTTCATTAAACAAGGGTTAAATAAAATAGAAGCAAAAAATAAAGCTTTAAATTTTATAAAAGAAATAGAAAATATTATAAATAATGGAAATGTAAAAAAAGGTAATAATAGAGCTTTTATTGATGTTAAGAATAGTAGAGTTATGGTAGCACTTGATTATAAAGGTAAAGATAAAAAGTGGATTATAACTGCATATAATTTTTATTAATATATCGCCCCTAGCTTAGCCGATACGCACTAAAGCTAGGCTTAATACTGACACTTTAAGCGTGAGTAGTGTCAATGGCGATTATCAATTATAGCATAAATTCATGTAATTATTTTTTAAAATATAAAAGATAATTGAAAAGGAGATAAGACAAATACATGGATAGTTGCAAACTATGAATTACAATAAGAGAAGTGAAAGTTTATATACATCTTTCGCAATTGTAAAGGGCGAGATTCTGCCCTTAAGCTCTTAATCAAAATTCTAATAAACAAAACTAAAAACAAAAATAAATTAGTTTTAATTTGTCTTGTTTTTAAAAATATCTAATTTATTTCAAAACACACTATATTTGAAATAGTCATTTTTGGAAAAATCCTTAAAACTAAACTAAGGAGAATTCAAAAATGGCTTTACCTTCAATGGGACATACCTCACCCGCAACGGAAAATGTTAAATTAAAACAATCAATATACGAAACGATTATTAAAATCGGAGCTACTGAAACACCAATTTTAAATAAAATAGGTACTTCAAAGGTTACAAATCCTTTAACTCATAGTTGGATTACTGATACTTTTGAAGAACCAAAAAAGAATGCAAATTTAGAGTTAAGTAAATTTGTAGGTGAAACAAAAAACACAGCTCAAAAAACTACAAATGCTACTCAAATATTCATTACCGAAGCCATGGTATCAAAAGCTTTATTAAAAGCAAATCAATATGGTGGTAATGAAATGGAGCATCAAATAGGCAAAAAAACCAAAGAACATAAAATGGATATGGAATATGCTTTATTTGGTCTAGGCAGAGATAGTGATGTAAAAAAATCAGTTTTCAAAGATTATGTTCAAGCACAAGAAGCAACAAGTGGAGAAATGGCTGGACTTTTTCATTATATCGCTAAAGGAAAAGATAGCTTTGCTGATGGAAAGCGTGGAAATGTATTAGCTTTTGATGAAACAGGAGATTGGAGCGGAACTGCAACAGAACTAACAGAAGATAAACTTAATCAAATTTTGCAAACCATTTGGAATAGCGGAGTTACGCCTAAAGATGTCTTTTTAGGAGCTGACTTAAAAGGAGCTATTAACAAATTTGCTACAAGAATTTTAGGCAATGAAACAAAACTAGCAGGACAAGTAGTAAGCCTTGAAACAGATTTTGGAACGGTAAATTTCCATATGCATAGATTATTAAGCCCTAAATATGGTTTGGGTGATGTTTTAATTGCTGGAGATTTTGAGTATATGAAACATGGGCTTTATATTCCTACTATGATTGAAGATGTTCCAACTGATATTACTGCAAAAGCAAAAAGATTTTATACGCAAAGCACTTTAGAAGTAAGAAATGCTGATGCTTTTGCTATAGGAGTGGGATTAACTAGTGGAAATAATGCAAAGGCTAAAGCGGTTTTAAAAGCAGCAAAAGGTGCATAATGCTTTGTGCTACGGCTAAAAAACTCATTATCGCTAAAGTTAAAAATTCTTACAAAATGATAGAAGATGATGAAGTTTTGAAAGCCTATTTTATGGAAGCATTTTATTATATTTTATCAAAATGTGTTCCTAGCGTTCTTTTAAAAAATGTAGAGCAAGGCGAAAAAGTTTTTAGGCAAGTTAGGAATAATCATTTTTTGATTATTCCTGATGAGCCTGATTTTGACAATGAAAAAGAACATTTAATGATAGATGAAACACTTAGTTTTGCTGTGATTAATTATGTTTGTTATTTGATTACAAGATGCGAAGAAAAAGACTTTCTGGCATTATGTGACAAGATAATTTATGAGTATATAGCTAATGATGGCAAGGAGCTTGATGATGAAAGAACATGGTTGTAATTGTAATTTCACAAAAAAATTTAATAGAGCTTTGAGTTATAAAGACTATGTGCAAAGTATAAATAGTGCTGATTTTATAGCTTATTTAGATGATAAAAAATGGCTTTTAGCCATGGATGATCTGCTTTTCTTTTGTGAAAAGAGAATTAAAGATAGTGATTATTATGAAGGTTAAAAATGGGAACAAGCTTAAATGAATTAAAAACAGGTAGAGAAAAACTTGAAATCATAAATCAAGTTTTAGCTAGAATAAACAGCATTTCAGAAGCAATAGACAATACAAGACTTGATGAAGTTGTAGGCTTAAAACAAGCTTGCGAATCTTTAAAAAATGAATGTTTAAAATTTAAAAATGATATTGTAGATAAAAATGATGATATTTTAAGCAAATATGATGATATTAATAAAAAATATTCAAATATAAGTGAAAAATACAACAATGTAAATGCAAAATTTGATTATATTAAAGAAGCGTATGAAGATTTTTCTTTAAATAAACAAGAAATACAAAACATTAAAGATTTTTTAGAAAATAATACAGAAGAATTTGAGAATTTAAAAAAAGATATACAGAAATATGAAGAAATAAAATTTAATTTAGATAATTATATTAATGAAATTAAACAAAATAAAGATTTTGTAAAAGAATATTTTGATTTGAACACAAAAATTAAAGATGAAATTTTAAGTGAACTTAATCATGCTTTAGAAATTGTAGATAGCTTACATTTAAATGTTGATGAATTAAAAGAAATAAAACCTGAATTAATAAGTATTAAAAAAGAAGTAAAAGATTTAGCAAATGAAGCAAAATTAGTAGTAAGTGAAGCAAGCGAAATTATAAAAAATAAAATTAACACTATATTCTTTGAAAACCAAAGATTAAATCAAGAAATGATAGATAGTGTTAAAAAGCTAGAAGAAATTAAATTTGATATTGGAGTTAAATATAAAGAAATAGCTAGTGCATATGAACTACTTTTAGAAAGCAAGCAAAATATAGAAGATTTAAGAGAAGTTATAGCTTTATATAAAGAATTTGAAAATGATATAACATCTTATTCCCAAATTATAAAAGATTTTAAAAGTAAAATAGAAAATTTAGAACGAGATTTAAAATCACAGTCTGAAAGTATCTACTCTTCTTTAAATGATAAACAAAATGAAATATTAAAAAAATTAAATGAAGTAAAAAATGAAGCTTTAGTTAAATTTGATGAACTTACAGCAAAATGTGAAGGGTATAAAATACATTTTGAGCAAAGTTATGATAGGTTTAATCAAAGAGCTTTGATAGCTAATGAAGATTTGGGTAGGTTAGCTGAAGTTGCTAAAAAAGAACTAGGTAATGATAAGTTAATTTATGAAACAGAATTAAAAGTTTTAGCTGAAGAAACAATAAAACAAATGGAAGAAATGCTCAAAGGTTTAAGTGATGAAAGAAATGAAGTCACAGAGGTTTTTGAAACTCAAAAGAAAGAATTTACTACTCTTGTAGATACTTCTAAAGTTATGATTGACAACTTAAATCATATTTTTAATGCGAATTATCAAGCAAAGAAAAATGAGTTTAGTATTATTTTTAATGAAAAATTGCATAGTTTAAACGAGAATAAGCAAGATTTTTTAAATGAGCTTGTGAGCGCAAAAGAAAACGGACTCAATAAAATAAATGAAACAAAAGAGCAAAGCCTTAATGAAATAATCCAAACAAAAGAACAAGGACTTAATGAGCTTGAAACTAAAAAAGGTGAGTGCATAGATGAGATTGACAATCAAGCAAGAATCTATGATATAAGTGGTGTTAAGGCTAATGTTGAATATCTTCTTTCTTTGCTTAATGAGAAAGATGATGGTAAAGATGATGGAATTAAAGATGAAATTGCAAATATAGAGCAAGGTATAAAAGATAAAGAACAAGAGCTTGAAGAGATAAAAAAGCAAATTGAAGAAGCTTTAAACAATAATGATGAATTAAAGCAAAAAAATGAGGAATTAAAGGAAATTAAAAATCAAATCGATGAGGCTTTAAGTCAAGAACCACCTGCTGATACAAGCGAACTTGAAGAGAGAAAAGAAGAACTTGAAAATCAAATTGCTGAGCTTGAAAAAGAGATTGCTGGTGAATTAATTAACAAAAAAGAGGAAATTGAAAAAGAACTTGAAGAAGCTAATCAAAACTTAGAGGACAAAAACAATGAGTTAGAGCAAAATGAAAAAGATAAAAAGCTAATTACACAAAAAGTATTAGATATAACTATTAAAACTTTAGAAGCACTTATAGATACAAAAGTAAGTTTAAATGGCGATGAAGAGATAAATGGAAATAAAACTTTTGCTAATCCTATTTTAGTAAAAGTAGATCCAACTAATGATAACCATTTAACAAATAAAATCTATGTAGATACCGCTTTAAATACAAAAGCAAATTTAAATGGAGATAATATATTTAATGGCACAAATATTTTTAATAAGGCATTAACTTCTCCAATCGATCCAACAAATGATAATCACTTAACTAGAAAATGGTATGTAGATTATGGTGGTGGAATTAAAAATCTTGGCACAACTGGCAGTATAAATCTAGATTTAAGACAAGCTCAACATTTTATTTTAACAGCAAATGCAGGGACAAGAATAGGCATAAGTAATTGGGGTGGTGCTGGAAAAAGTGGGACTATAACCATAAACAATTGTCAAAATGTCGCAGGGTTTAATGCACCTTTTAATTTCAGAATAGCCCAAAGTGGTTTTAGCGGCACTGAAACCTTTGCTTATTTTTGCGTAAGTGCATCGCACATAAGAATAGCGAGGACTTAAGATGACTAGTGCTTTATTGACAGGGAGTTTTAATAAAATCAGCATAGGTGGAAAAGATGAATTTTTTGCTAATAAAGATTTGAGTATTCCGCCACTTAATGTAAATAAAACTTTAAATTCTAGTAAAAGATATTATTTAATCATAGAATGCGAATTTGTTAGAAGTTTTAGCTACAAATCTGCCACTCAAGGAAGAGGAATTTTTATAAATCATAGTCATTTTAAAACAATAGTTGCACAAAATAGCGGTGGTTTGGGTCAGAAATTTAGGTGGGAAGGATGGGTTCAAGGAAGTATGATAAAACAAGTTAATTTAGATAGAAACTGGAATTATAACCCCACTTCACAATCGCACACAAGAACAACTAAATTTGAACTTTATTGGAATTAAAAAAGAAAGGAATAAAATGTTTTACAATATCAAAAATAAAAGTTTAAAATACGATGATATTTTTTTAAAAGATGTAAAAATACAAAACGAAGAAGGTGAAATTGATGCACAAGATACTTATTTTTTAAGTGCTTGCGATGATAAGCTTTTAAAAGAGCTTGGTTTTGCTAAAGTTAAAGAAGAAGAAATTCCAAGTTTTAATGAAAAAATTGAAGAACTTCGCCAAATTCAAACTTATGATGAAGAAAATAATCTTTATATTATTTCTTATGAGATTAAAGAAAAAGCATTAGAAGAGTTAAAAGAATTAAAATTAGAAGAACTAAAAGCTATAAAAGAAGAAAAGCTTTTGTTTATGCCTTTTAAAAATACTATATTTCAAATTGACACGGAAGCAAAAATTAATATTAGCGGAAAAGTTAGCGAGATAATGTTAGCAAATCTCAATAATACTCCTTTGGAAAATATTGCTTGGATTGATAAAGATAATAAAATCATTACATTTAACAAAGAAGAATTTTTAGAATTTGGGGTTGGTATCGCTAAATATACTGAAAGTATTATTTTTAAAAATGATGAACTAAGAAATAAAGTGAAAAATGCCACATCTTTAGAAGAATTAAATTTAATTGCATGGGAGAGTGAAAAATGAGTACTGAAAATATAATAAAAGAAGGTGCTATACTCGGTTCTTTAAGTGGATCTGCATTATTAGGATTGATGGTTTTTGTCTTAGCTGGGATTGCATGGCATTTATATAAAACTTTACATAAAGAAGCTGGGGAAAGAACAAAAGAACTTATAAGTGAAACCAAAAATACTAATGTTCTTATTAGAGAACAAATTGCAGTATCCAGAGCAAGTAGCGATAGTTTGGTTAAATTTATAGAAACACATTGCTCAAAAACCAATGACAAGCTAGAAGCTATAGAAACAGATCTTATGAGAATGGATGAAAGGCTTGTTAAGCTTACTCAAATAAGAAATGATGAATTAAGAAGTATTTTTAAAAAAAAGGAAAACAATGACTAAAACAGAATTAAAAAGGGTTTGTGTAAAGCCATACGATAAGGACAGGTTTGAAGTGATACAAGATTATGAGTTTATTTTACCAAATTACAAAGGCATTGTACCACAAGGTTTTAAAACTGATGGAGCGAGTATTCCACGTATTTTTTGGAGTATTTATCCACCTTTTAAAAGTGAGTATTTTAGCGCTTGTGTTGTCCATGACTATTTGTGTATAAATGCAAAATCAAGAGATGATTATAGGCTAGCTGATCTTGTTTTAAAAGAAGCAATGCAAGCTTTAGAAATAAATAAATTTAAGATTTTTGTTTTTTATTGCTCTTGTAATTTATTTCATCAGATCAAATGTTTAATAAAGGGGATAAGATGAGTTTAGAACAGGTTATAAATACTCAAAATGAAAGTTTAAATCAAATTATAAGTAGTTTACAAGAATTAGTTTTAAGTTATAAAAATGGTAATTTGAGTTTAGAAGATGTTAAAAAATTAATTAACGAAACTATTGAAAATATATCAAATGATTATATAAAAGAAAGCGAGCTAAAAGAAAAACTAGAAGCTTTACTAGAAGAGCTTGACATCAATGCAAATATCAATGAAGAGAGTTTAAAAGAAGTTGTATTAAAGTTGTTTTAGAAAATCAAGAAAGTTTAAAAGGTGATAAAGGAGATCCTTTTACTTATGAAGATTTTACAGAAGAACAGCTTAAAAATTTAAAAGGGCAAGATGGAGCTAAAGGAGCTGATGGTAAAAGTGCTTATGAACTTTGGCTTGAAAATGAAGAAAACACGGGAAAAAGTCAAGATGAATTTTTAGAAAGTTTAAAGGCTCAAACACCAACAAAAGAAGAAATTAAACCTATTATAGAAGAGATGCTTGAAGATATGAAATTAAATTTAGGCATTAATGGAATAAAAGTATCTAATTCTATTCCCACTCCAAAAACAAAAGCTAATGTTAATGATTTAATTATAACTTATAATGAAAATGTAAAACAACTTTGGCTTTGTGTGGCAAGTGATGATAAATACACAAGTTGGATTAATTTGCTTGGAAATGAAAATATTACAGCACAAGAGTTGATTATTATTAGTTTTGATACAAATTTAAATAGTGGTCAATATGGCGGATGTTTAAGTGATTTGCGTTTTGGTTTTGAAAATTCTTTAGCAAGCACTACGCAAATTATAAAAGGACTTAATGAAGGCAGTTTTTTAATCACTAAAGATGGAATGGGTTTAAAATCTAAAAATTATACTGAAGTTAGCGTTCTTTCAAAACCAAGTAAAAATCAAATAGAAGGAAATATCAAAACGAGCGGAATTTATAATGATCCTGCTTGGCATAATATTACCAATGCTTTAAAAAAATATGATGGCAATGCAAATGAATGCTGTCTTTGGGCTTCTAATATAAAAAATAGTGTAAGTATAGAGCTTTTTACAAATGAAATTCCTATGAGTCTTTTTTATAGGCAAGCTGGATATTATGGAAATGTCAATCTTTCAAATATAAAAATGCAAAAAGCCCTTAGAGTTCAAAATGAAATTATAGTCGAGAGAAGCTTTATAGGAATAAAAAAAGAAATTGATAAAACTACCTATGGTGATAATGCTTTTTTATTTGAATTTGAAGAAGAAAAATGAGTTTAAATCTAAAAATAAAATACAAAAAATAAAAAGAAAGGAATTATAATGAAAATAACAATTAATAGAAGATACACAGGAAAAACTTGCGTTATTGGTAAATTTAAGGTTTTAGATGATGATGATAAAATTCTTTTTGAATGTTTTTCTTTAGAAGAAGACAAAGAAGGTTTAGAAAGTGGCAAAGATTTAAGAATACCTGCTGGAGTTTATGATTTGAAAAGACATATAAATTCTAGTTTTAATGATAAAGGAAAAAAAGAAGTTGCAGGAGTTATTGTATTAAAAGAAGATGATAGCGTTTTAAATATCTACAACGATGATGTACCTTTTGATAGACACATTTTAATACATTGGGGAAATACAGACAAAGATACAAAAGGTTGTATTTTACTAGGTTTAACTAAGAGTGATGAAAGTGTCGGTCAAAGCAGACAAGCTTGTAAAGAATTTTATGATTTGGTGTATGGTAAAAATCTTGAAGACATTAAATTAGAAATAACAAATGAGTTAGCATGAGTTCTATATTTTCATATATCCTAGGAGATAAAAAACTTTATATTGCTTTAGTACTTATGACAATTTTAGCAGGGTATTTTTATCTAAGACTTGATAGCACTCAAGCAAAATTAGAAAAAAGTCAAAGTAATTTAGCTTTGGCTTTAAAAATAAATGAAAATAATCAAGAAAAATTAAAAGAATTAAATCAAATTCATAAAACAGAATTAAAGGCTTTAAATGAAGCAAACAATCAAAAAAATCAAGTACAAGAAAGGGTGCAATATGTTAAAGAATACATTTATAAAAGCAATGAAAATAATATTACCAAGCTTTTTAACGATGTCGTTGATAGGTTGTGGGATGCAAACTCAACAAGTAGTAACCAAAATAGAAATTCAAAAAGTAAAAATTCCGCAAGAACTACTAACATTAAGCCCCCTTGAAAAGCCAAAGGCAAAAAATGAACTAGATATTTTAAATGCTTATTCTATGCTTTTTTACAAATACAAACAGTGTGAAATTCAGATAAGCAAAATAAAGGAGCTAAATAATGAGTAATACAAATGTTGATTACAACAAAAGACTTGAAGCATTTAAAGAAATTTATCCGCAAATTTTAGAAATGAGTTTAGCAGAAAAATCTCCATTTGGAGAATTTAAAAAGCTTTTAGAACAATTTGGAAACGATAATGTTATAAGAAATGACCAACAATTTCAAAGCTTGGCACAAGCGTTGGTAAGTGTTGGACAAACCATAGTGGCTCAAAGTCAAAATACAGCTTTATCCATGATTTTACAAGGCGATGAAAACGAGCTTAACGCTGAAAAAGCTTTACTTTTAAGAGCTCAAACAGAAACAGAAAAAGCAAAACCTGCATTAATAGCTAGACAAACTTCACAGATAGATGATAATTTAAGAATAGAAGCTGCAAAAGTTACACAGAGTGTTCAATTTGGATATTGTACCGGTGGTCTTGATATACCACAAGAAATTATGAAGCTTGTTAAAGAAAAGATAGAAAATATAGAAAAGTCTTCATAATGCTTATAGATGAAAAAAGGCTTATGAGAAATTATACTCTTAAGCCTGCTTATCCATCAAACATAGGAGAATTGGATACACAAGAAGTATATAAACAATGGTTTACCTATGCTATGATAGGGGTAAATAAATATGTTGAGCTTTTACATAAACAACTTGTAAGAAAAGGTAGAAGTCAAATTCAAAATATAAACCATCCGCTATTTAAAAATTCGTATATAGTGAAAAAATATAACATTAAAAGTTCTAGCACTGCACCTTATAATAAGGAAAACTATAACGATTTAGGACTTAACCAATTTTTCGTAGGGCAAGATCCATACAAACCTTATCAGGGAGATCCTAGTAGTGAAAATGGAATATATCATGATATTTGCGAAATAAGAACTAATTATAATTTAGGAAGTATGCAGTATTATTATGGTTTTCCAAATAATTTAGCTCTTTTATTTGAAAAAGAAAAAGCTTGGAAATATAATGGAAAAGGATTTTTTTATATTGATGAAAAAATAAATTTCAAAGATATATTAAATAAGGCATTGGAAAATATAAATTATGAAATGCTTATAAATGATATAGAAGTAGTTATTTTTTCTCAAACCATCCAAAAAAATAATGAATGGATATATCCTAGTATTGATGATATTAAAATACCAGAAATTAAAGTAGAAAATGTTGAATTTAAACCAACTTTTGGAAAACCTTATAAAAAATTATGCATTGATGTTGAAAAATTTTATAATGATTTTAAAGAATTAAATAAAAATATATTTAGAATCGAAAAAGTAGAAATAACCTATAATGTATATGAGAAAGCACAAAAAACTAGAGAGAGTGATCCGAGTAAAATATATTATACTTTAACAAGCAAAAAGATATCTTTTTTTGAAGTATTTAACTCAATAAAAGAAAATTATAAATGCAAATATGCAACTCCTTTATGTTTTTATAATGGGTTTAATTTAGTTTGTTATGAAGAGCCTTATGTTGCTTATTCTTACCTCAATAATCAAAGCTTTGGAAAAAAAGATACAAGTGTTACGCCAAGTGTATATCCGTTATATAGAAAAAGTTCAAATTTACCTTATGGGCGTAGAGATAGATGGTTTGCATTATGGGATAGTTTTTATTATCTTTATGTATACGAAAAATCAAGCAAAGGAATTTTAAGCTTTTTGGCACCTATTGTTACTATTATTTTGGCTGTAGCTACTTGGTGGATTGGCGGACAAGGTGCATGGCTAGGAACATTGATAGGAGTGAGTGAGAATGTAGCTGCGGGTATCACACTAGGAATTAGCTTAGGTTTAGCCGTGGGTTCACTTACTGGAAATAAATTATTTTCAATTCTTAATGCTGTTTGGGGTTTGGTTAATTTTTTAGGTGCTTGGGGCGCTAATAATTGGAATTTAGCTGCAGATTTTACAAAAAATACAGCACAAGCAGCACAAGAAATGACAACTTTTGAATCAACTTTAAATATTGTTGGAAATTTACTAAGCGGAGCTAGTAAGATTTTTGATGTTGTTCAAAGCATTACAGCAGAAACTCCTGATATGATAAATGAGCAAAGCGATGATTCTGATAATGAAGGTGGAAATGGAAGTGAAGCTGAAGAATTAGCAAAAGATGCAATTAATCCAACTTTATGGTATAATTTTGAAACTGCAGATATATTAAATGAAAAAATAGAAAAGAAAGAAAAACCTATTTTTATATTTTAA